AATGTCGTCAGGATCGCATTCCTCATCGTCATTGGTGTGAAAAGTTGTCCAGACAGTGTCTTCGTGAACGAGAAGAACTCGCCGAGTTCCAGGCTGGGTAATTCCAGTGTGAGGAGCACGATAAGTTATAGCTCCTTCCTGTAGCGACCAAACCGAGACGACACCCTTGGAGATGACGAACGGGTGCTCGTATTTATGAGTCCGACTTGTTAGAACAACCCCAGCCGGCATAAAAATTTCTCGGATGTAAAGACCGGGGGTGAATCGGTGCGTGACTGGCAGATCAACCAACACCAACCGATTGGCAATAGCTTCTTCGATGTCGTCGACGATCTTGTTCGCTTTGGCCTTAAACTCCTCCGGAGCGAGATCTTTGAATTCTGGAAAATCTAATTCGGCAGTCATTTTATGCGGTTATTACTATATCACCGAAATTGAAGAACGCGACGGGTGTGGGCGGCTCCGCGGTTTCCAGTAAAGCTCTGTTGGGCGATCTGGCCGGCCAGCATCTCTTTGGCCTTGTCGATATGCGGGGTGATCTGGTCGCCGCCGAGAAGGATGCCCTTGGTCGCCTCGTAGATTGCTTGGTAGTTGCGCAGATACATCTTATCCGCGTCGGCGGCATGGGGCACGAAGCGGCGTTTGGCCAAAATCCGGACGGTCGGGACTACGTTCGGGAGGGTGATCCAATACTTTCGTTTCAGGAATCCATCGGCCGGATCGATCACCTCCCCGCGATCGACCGCGCCTTCACGCCAGGAGTCGTCGGTCTCACGGTATCCGGTGCCGCCGCGGATCCACTCGTTGAGGCGATCGTGCACGGGCTTGGGGTCGCCGTCAAAGGATAGGAAAAGAATCGTCTCCACCTCACGGGGCAGGAAGAACTCACCCGTGGCGTTCACCGCGAGCGTATACTCAGCCACCGTGCCGACCCACTTGCCGGCAAACATCAGTTGCTCCTCGGCCGCGTTGACCATGCGTTTCACCGCAGAGTCGGAAAGTTTGTAAGCCTCGGGCAGTTCCAACCCGATCCGACCCCAGTGATACCCGAAGCTGTCATTGGCCGAAGCCAGCAAAGCCTCACGGGTCGTGCGGCGTGCGGCTTCGATCGCGGTCATCACATCGCGCTCGATCAAGGCCAAAGCCTGCTGCTTGAGCGCCGTCGCCACGTCCGGCTGACCAGCCGAGGTGGCGAGGTAGCTTTCGACCAGCATTTTCTTTTGCTCGTAGGTCGGTGTCGGTGCAGGACCGCTGTAGTCCTCACGGCGTTGCAGGAAATCTTGGTGGGCTCCGATCTCGGTCGAAGCCTGAGACAAATAGGTGGTCAAACGATTAGTCGGGATCGTGACCCCGTTGGGCAATTCGTTGTGGAGTTTGCCTTCATCGCCGGCCGTGGCCCGACGGGCCGCTTCGACTTCGGCCATCAAATCCCGCTCGATCAACGCTTGCGCTTCGGCTTTGAGCGCCGCCGCGACTTCGATCGCACCAGCCCCGGTCGCGACATAGGACTCCACGAATTTTTTGCGCACTTCATAAGTAAAAGGATTGGGTTTGGTTCCGCTCGCATAGTTCTCACGACGGGCCAAGAAGTCCCAGTGAGCGCCAGCCTCGGCGGCAGCTTGGCTTAGATACTCCGTCATTCGGCTCGTCGCGATCCGCACGCCCTCGGGCACTTCGTTGTGCAAGCGCCCCGCATCTCCGGCCGTGGCCCGGCGGGCGGCTTCGACGTTCTGCATCAGGTCGCGCTCGATGATCTGGAAAGCCTCTTGTTTTTTGGCTGCGGCCACATCGACCGCCCCCGCTGTGTTGGCGATCTGCGCTTCCACCAGCGGCTTGAGCACTTCGTAAGAGAAAGGGTTGGGTTTAACCCCACTCGAATAATCTTCGCGCCTCGCCAGAAAATCGTAGTGGGCTCCTGCCTCGGTCGCCGCCTGGGTAAGGAACGTCGTCAGCCGTGCCGTCGGGATTTGTAGACCCCCCGCCAGTTCATTGTGCAGCCGACCCTCAGTCCCCGCCGCCGTGCGGCGAGCCCGCTCGACCGACGACATCACATTGCGCTCGATGAGTTCAAAGGCTTGTTGCTTGAGCCCTGCTCCGTCCGCCCCGTTGTCTGTCACGATGTTCGAAAGGGCCAAAAGCCGGACAACCTCATCGGGGAGCAATGGGTCGAACTGCTCCGCGTTATTGGTCAGCGTATTGTAGGTGATAGGCCCCCGTTCGAGGTTCTCGCGACGGGAGACAAAGTTGTGCTGGTCGATCGCCTGTTGGTAGGCGCGGTTGACGTAGCTCTGGATCCGGCTCACCGGCATCCGGTATTGGATCAAAGTCTCCAGCCCGACCCGACCGACCATGCCGCCGAAAGTATTCTGACTGTTGACCGTCAGCCCCTCGTAAGCCGTCCGTCGCTCGCGCTCCACCTCGTTGGTGATATTGCGCTCAACGTAGGAATACGCCTTGGTCTCAAGCCCTTGGGACAACTCAAGCTGGTTATTCTCCTCGCGCCAGATGGCGAGGATCATGTTCTTCGTCGCGTCGAGGTTGTCGAGGATGAGATTACCTGTAGTCGGGACACCCGTCGTGCCGCCCTGCTGCCAGACCAACGCTGAGCGGGCACTCTCCTCGCGGCGGGAGAGGAAGTTGTAGTGATCGACCAGACGACGCTGAGCCTCATCGATCCTCTGGTCGATGCGTGTGGTATCGGTCACCGCCACGCCATTGTCGACGTAGGGTGCGAGTAAGTTACGCGCTTCGAGGTAGGTGGCCATTATTGGACTCTAACCCAAGTGTTCGCGGCGACCTTCTGCCATTCAGGACATTGGTTGGCCGTCAGCGCCGTCACCGCAGTGCCGCGCAAAGTCAAACCCGACGAAGAAACTGTGAGTGCCGTCACCGCACTGCGGGCGAAGATCCGCAAAGTCTGCCCCGTCACACTGTTCGAGTTACTCGGGAAGACAAACGTCATCGTCGCGATCGTGCTTCCGTGATCGAGATACACCGTCTCATCCAATCCGTTTGGACTCGCCGTGACCGTCGCTCCAGCGGCGGGAGTATAGACCGATACCGTCGGACGGTTCTTCTTGGCTTCAGGTGCGGTGAGAAAAGAGGCAAACGTATCCAGCAACGACTGCGGGTCGTTGGGATACTTGGTTCCGGTGGGGAGTGTTCCTGGGATGAGGGCCATAAGATTTTAGAACTTGATGCAATACAGCATGGCGATGTTCTTCGGCCGGGTTTCGGTGCCGCCAGTGTTAGCTACTGTAACAGTGTGGGTATGAGCACCTGCACTACTGGAGGTCAAAGATCTTGTTGAGTTAAACCCAACATCTCCAGAAGAACCATGAAATGCCGAAGGATTTACACCATTGGCCCCATGGCGTGACCCTGACTGAGTGACGGTATGAGTGTGCGCTCCCGCAGATGCTGTGGTCGCTGTGTGTGTATGTGTCGCAAAAGCGTCTCCTTGTTTTGCACCGAACGCATCGCTTGTCGTTCCATCACCATTTGTGCCGCTGCCGCGCAGAAAATACCCTCGCAAGTCAGGCAAGGCAAAGGTCGTGCTGCCGTCTCCTGCGCCGTATGTCGTTCCAATGGCGCTGAAAAGTGCGGCGTAAGTGCTGCGGCTGACATTAGAGCCATTACACGACAACCAGCCGGACGGGGCGGAGTTCATGGCAAACGACATCACGGCACCTGCTGGGATGGCCGCTCCTGCCGCAAGTTTCCCTGCGGTCACGGCACCATCCACAATCTTACTGGTGCTTACGCTACCGTCCGCTATGGCACTGGCCGTGCCTGTAAGGTTGCCCGTCACGTTGCCCGTTACGTTGCCCGTCACGTTCCCTGTGAGGTTCGCCGTGATGGTGCTGGCCGAAAAATTTCCACTTCCATCCCGTGCCACGATCGCGCTGTTCGTGTTGGCACTGGTCGCCGTGGTCGCGGAGTTGCTCACCTTGCCCGCCGTGGCGATCGTCGCCAACTTCGTGTCGACAATACCCGCCGCTGAATTGATGTCGGCGTTGACGATGGAGTCCGCAGTGATCGCTGCCGGAATTGTGATGTTGGCTCCTCCATTAAATGAGGTCGCCGTCCCCGTCACGTCACCACTGATGGCAATGGTGCGGGCGGTTTGGAGTGTCGAAGCGGTCGCTGCATTCCCTGTGGCGCTCCCCGCCAAAGTCGCGGTAATGGTGCCCGCCGAGAAATTCCCACTGCCGTCCCGCGCTACAATCGCGTTGATGGTATTGGCGCTTGTTGCGGTCGTCGCGGAGTTCGAGACTTTACCCGCCGTCGCAATCGTCGCCAGCTTGGTATCCACAATCCCCGCCGAGGCGCTGACTTGGGCGTTGGTGATGTTGAGCGCCGGGACGATGTTTGACAGCGCAACCTGACGCAGCGTGTCGTCGGTCTGCCGGACAACCACCACTTCAGTTCCCGTGGGGGAAGATGTCGCCGTTTTTGCGTCGAACATCTTGGCCTCGATGGCACTCAGGGGTGTTTTAAGAATGTCCCCGTTCTGGTTGATGACCAGTTCGTTGGTCGCGGCCAAGGGCGTCGTGGCCAGATCAAGAGCCCCGATTTTGCGGTTGGACGTGTAAGCAGTCGGCATGTGTTAAGATATGTGGTTATTACTGGATGAGCAACTTGTAACCTTGGTCATCAATGAGCAGGCTGTAATCGGGAGCTTCTTGAATGAGAAGCTCAACCCCCGCTGGAGGCGTGCTCCATGAGTTCATCTCCGGCTCAATTTCCGTGTCGATGACGTAAATCTCTTTCAATGTCGCGCTCATAAGGTGCCACCTCCCACATTTTCCACCAGTTTGTGCCCGTGCAACATGAGCCGCCCCAAGTGGGCGCGGCCGGTCCAGTTGACCCGCAACGTGAAGTCATGGCCCAAGTAAGCCGGAACATCGGTCGCCAGATTCGCCGTCCGGGGCGGGGCCGGAAACCTCACTTGGGGCGCATACCCGCGCTCATAGTTTAGCAACTGCGGAGGGTCGGGGTCGTAGGAGGTTGGGACATTATTCTGTTCCAACTGCGCACCCCAGACATAGATCCCCAGATTTTCGTTGCCCGCATAGCTGGTCGTGGTGCCGGAAGCGACCAACCCAACTGTCACCCGCACGGTGCCCACGCCCGTGGTCGTCGCAGTCATGGAGACGCGATACCAACCGTCAGGTAAAGCGGTAATGATCCCCGTCGCATTCGAGGTCATGCTGGTAATACTGCCGCCGCCCTCCCAGAGAAAATGCCCCGTTCGCGTTGCTGAAAAAGCGGACCCCGTGGTGGGAAACTGCAAGTAAACTCGGCTGCGCCCCGCGGGTTTCACATAGACCGAGAAGGTGTAAGTCGCGGTCGAAATCAAGGTTGGGCTGCTGCGATACGTCTGGTGTATTGTCGTAGTTGCAGTCTCCCTTAGGAGGTCTACCGTCGGCTGCTGCTGGATCGGATCGGTCGCCGCATTGGGGGTGACTGTTACGTTGGTTTTGACCCACCCCACGTTGTCGATCGCTTCGGTGAAGGCCAGAAGGTTTTTGTCCTGCAATAGAAAATCCGTGGCAAACCTCCGCTCAAACCGCTGCCATGTGGTGAAGTTCGGGTAGTCGTCGGGTCGGTATGCCAATTCACACTCGAACGGAAAATCGTTACCCCCGCCCAAGTCATCAAACCACAGATCGCAACGGATCAATTTCTTGAGGCTCATGGTGTCCTCGAAGTCGAACGCCTTGGTCACGATGCCCGCTTTGATTTGCCGCGCTCCCTCGACCGGAAAGTCATACTCATCCTCCTTGGTGATTTGCCAGATCTCTACCCGGCGACCGGAGTCATCTTCATGGAGACACACCGCATAGCAACGCGGGTCACCGTCGAAGGTTCCGGGCACGAGCTTGATGATGCGCAGTCCGGTCCAGACGCCGTCGAAGACGGCGGCAGCTTTCCCGCGCCCCGTGGAGACCGATTGAAAATCCAGCACGGCAAGACCGTCAAACAATGTCGGGATCGGCTGGGCCGCAAAAGTATCGGCTTGGGCGTCGTTGGCCGCACGGCGCGGGTATTGCCGCGGCAGACATGTCATCAGCAGACGGTTGTCGAAGTTGGCAAAGCTCACCCCATCGAGCATCCAAGGCGTATCTTGGTTCAACACCGGGTCGATCTCCGCGCTGATCGGGGTCTGACCATACCCGTCGGCCTCGGCGCGAGCATTACGGTAGGTGCGGATGCCATTGCCTTCTTTACTGCGAAAGAAAAGGTCGCCGTTCACCGGGATGATGCTGTCGCTCACCGAGCCGATGTTGTCGAAAAGCACGCGCTGAAAGCCTTGGGTGTTTTTCCACTGGTCACGGGGTGCGGAGACCTGGAAAGTCACCGATCCCCGCTCGCAGAATGCGACCAAGTCGCCTTGCCCTGTTGCCGTGTCTTGCACGGGGAGAAAAACCAATCCGGTGACCCGTCCGACCTTTCCGGTCGGGGCGAAACTCCCGCCCTCGTTGAGGAACGTGGTCTCGGTGAACCGCAAAAGATCGCTGTCTTGGCCGGCGTTGAATCGGCTGACAAAGCCTCCACTGCCCGCACTGGTGATTGCGGTCGGGAGGGTGAAGGTCGTCGCAGTCGGTGCGGTTGCCACCGTGTAAGTCGAGTTGATCGGCGGTGTGCTGCTGTGGCCCTGAATCGTGATCTGATCGCCCGCGGCAAAGCCGTGGTCGCTGGCCGTGGTAATCACCGTCGGGTTGGCGGCGCTGGAACTGGTGATCCCGACATTGGTTGTCGAGCCACCGAAAACCAAGTCGCCAGCAAGGATTTCCGAACCCTCGTTGACGGTGACAAAAAGCCGCCCCTGCCCGTAAGCCATCTGCTTGCCGATCGGGACCACTTGGTCGCCGTAGTAACTGGCACGACGGAGGACATAGCCGTCATAAACCCGAGGCTCATCTTGTCCGGTCTGGATGATGAGATACTTCTCGGCCTGCGTCATGTAGACCGGAACATCGGCCGAGATTTCGTCGGAAAGATTGAGGCGATAGACCGAGGCGTCGTTGAAATTGAGTGCCATGATCTTGCCGTCCGCGACCACGATCATCTGTGCAGGGTTCCCGCTGCGTGGATCTTGGTAGACGATCGCCCCTTGGACATACGTCGCTCCGAGAATGTCGTTGGCGTAACGGGTGCGGCTGGTCGTGCTGTTGTTGAAATCTTCGGCGTAAGTCGCGTCGATATCTCGGCTCGCGGTGATCGTGCCCGTCACTGTGCCCGTGGCAGTGGTCGGAAAAGTAAAAGTATCGGCTCCAGTCACCGTGATCGTTTTGGTGCCGTTGACCCCCGCCGGACTGGCTCCTGCGATCGTGACTTTGTCGAGGTTGTCGTAACCATGCCCACCCGACACGGTCGCCGTGGCGATGCCGCCGGCGATCACAATCGTCGCCGTGCGCACGGGCTGTGGGTTGCGCCAATAGTCAGACGGGATCTCACGAAACCCCGGCCGCGTCTTTGGCCCGTTGCCGCCGCGGAAAGTCACATTCGTCGCATACCAAGCGGCTTCGCTCGGTGTCTGAGGCGGCTCCTTCGATCCGTCCATCCCCGCCGGAAGGCCGCGGAAGCCGTCGATCAATCTTTCGGTGTCGGCGATCATTTCAATTCGTTTTGACGTTTTGCCATGTCTCTTCTTATAGCCATGTGGTCACCGGAAAACGCACGCAGAAACATCCGATCTATTAGTCAACGCCAGCGAAGAAGAGTTGAAGGTATAAATCTTAAAAGATCCCACCAAACGGTTTGAGTTGTTGGTCGCCTCTCCAGGGGTTCCACCATCTAAGTTTCCACTGTTTGCGACTGCCGTGTAGTTGGCGTCAGGCATTGCCGTAGTGAATGATATGACGTATATGCCTGCCGTCTCTCGAACCACCTTGCTCACATTGCCGCTTCCGCGAATTGTGCAAAGAAACTCTCCACCAACAGTAACTCCGGCAGTTCCATCAAAATTGACCCAAGCACGACACGCAAAGATCGGAGGCGCGTTGTCGGCGTTGAGTGCCTTTTTAATTTCACCGGCATTGGCGGCGAGGGATAGTTTGGCATCGGTAACAGAGTCGTCGGCAATCTTCACCGTGGTGACATTGGCATCAGCAATCTTCGCTGTGGTCACATTGGCATCAGCAATCTTCGCCGTTGTCACCGCCGCATCCGTGATGCCCCCCGTGGCAACCTGCCCGAATCCCAAGGTTGTCCCGCTGCGGCGCAGCACATGACCGTCAGTCGCGGCCGCAATGTCGGCTGGGTCTCCGCTGGAGTTGGCGCTGCGGCCGATCACGGAAAGCGCGGCGCTATCGCGCAGCTTGGTGTTGTCCACCGCATCATTCGCAATCTTGGCCGTGGTCAGGTTGCTGTCGGCAATCTTCGCTGTGGTCACATTGGCGTCGGCAATCTTCGCCGTGGTCACCGCATTGTTGGCAATCGTCGTCGCCGCGCTCACGTTGGCCGATCCGTTGAACGATCCCGTTGTTCCGGTGACATCGCCCGTCAGCGCAATAGTGCGTCCGGTAGCTAGTGTCGTGGCAGTGCTGGCATTGCCCGTCACGTTCGCCGTAATGGTGCCGGCCGAAAAATTGCCGCTGGCATCGCGGGCCACGATAGAATTGACCGTGTTGGCGCTGGTCGCCGTGGTGGCTGAGTTAGAGACCTTACCAGCCGTCGAAATGGTGGCTAGTTTCGTGTCGGCAATCGCCGCCGTGGCTGAGACATCGGCGTCGACGATCGAGGCCGGCTTCAAATCAAAGCCGCCACTGTTATCCCGCAGCACCAAAGTGCCCGGGATGTTGTCGGAGGTTGCGGGAATATCCACCGCGAGTGCCTCCAGTTACTCCATCATTCCGCTGCGGATGGCTTCGTCGAAGCCCATCTCTTCGGCGGCTGCTTCAGCTTCAGGCTCGGGAGCTTCTTCGGCGGCACCTTCGACGGGGAGACCGTCGATGGCAATCAAAGTCAAACCATCCGCTTCGAGACGGACTGTGGCGAGTGCGTCAAAAGTGGAGCCTTCGGTCGCGCCATCGGGCGGGACCATACCTTCGGGAATAGGGAATTTCATAGTTATTGGTTTCTACTGGCAAGCCACGCCATCATCGGCGGGACAGAGTCTAATATAGCAGCATACGCCGCCGCGACTTCGGGAACTTCACGGATCGCGGCCCACAAGTCCTCGGTTGACATCTTTTGCACGAAAGCCTCGGGGGCGATCTGCTGGGTCTCGGCGTTGTAGGGGAGGAACTCGGCTTCCATCTTCCCTTGATCGACGGCGTTACTTTCCAAAAGCAGACGCTTGATCCACAGACTCGAAAACACCACCTCGGGGGTGGCGGGGAAAACCAAAGGACTTGGGGATGGAATGTTCATGCTCAAAATGCAGCGCCTCTTCTACCCTGGGGGCTGTGCAGGCCCCCAAGGCAGTGTGAGGTGCTACCTCTTAGTAGCAAGCGACGAGGTCGAGAGCGCGAGCGCAGCGTTTGTGGCGAACCACAAAGCCGAGGTCGGGACGCTCCACCTTCGGGCCGTAGGCGAACAGGGCGCGGAAGAAGCCCACATTGCCGTCGACGTTGCAGTCGCGGCTGGGGATGTTCCGCCAGACGAATTCGCCGGTCCAGCTATACTGCGGATTATACTTCATCGCACCGCTGGTCTTGGGCTTGGGAATGAGGACTTTCAGCACGTCAGCGTGGTAAATCACGGTGTCGGTGTATTCCGCATTCTTATACTCGTCGGAGACTTCCCACTTGTCGCCCTTGGTCGTCGGGGTCGAGGCAAACGGCTCACGCCGCACCCACGCACCGCCGACGAAGTCGTAGCGGGGAGGAAACTCCACGGTGAAGAAGCGATAGCCGCGATACACGCCGGAGAGGCCGGGCGCTCCGAGCATCGGGGACTGAGTCTCCGAACCCTCGAAAGCGTAACGGAAATCGTCACGGGTGTTGGCGTCTTGGCGCTTGAGGTCATGGAACGTGAAACGCTCGCCGACCGCCGCGTAGATCGGGGTCATCTCGTCGACGCGGGCAAACGGATTGAGACCGCCGCCGTTGTAGCCGAGTTGCTCGTAGACGTGCTCCAGGATGCCCCAAGTGAGCTTGGAGGTCGCCGGAGTCACGGGGAAGGACGAGCTACCAGTCGGGAGGTTCGGAGCCGCGACAATCTTGCTGCCGGCAGCGGCGATATACTCGTCCTGATAAGCGTTGGTCCACACCCATTTCGTGTTCTCCGAGAGAACGCGAACGATGTTTTTCACCTGATCTTCGACCTGCCAGGCGAACTGAAGATCGTCCAAGCAGATGTCGGGCGAGTTCAGTGCGGCCTTTTTCAGGCTGGCCGAGCGCAGGGTGATGCCGAAATTGTCGATCGACTGACCGGCCGTTCCGCAGGTGCCACCCTCTTCGCCGTCCGAAGATTCCCATGCGTTGAAAGTCACGGGGCTGGACGAGAGCGTGCGCTCGTAGATCGGGTATTGATATTCCGTCCCCTGCCCGTCCATCCACTGCTCACGCGGTAGATATTTCAGGTAGAAGTCAGAGTTGATGATGTTCTTCGCGACGTTGTTCCGGATCAGACCGGCGTGTTCGACGAAGAGAGCTTCGATATTATTACAAGCCATAGTGCTTGATTCTCCTTTTAAGTATGGCGTTATTACTGCGCCTTGGTCGGAGATCGCACATGCGGTCCGGGCGCGGAAATAGACACCACGTTTGGTTTTCTCTTTCCCGTCGCGGACCAGGCTTTACACGCGAAGCTAACTTTTTTTCTGATTTCTACCGGATGATTGCCGCTACCCGTAAACGTGAGGTTAAATTACGACTGTTTATGTGGTTGTCAAATTATGGGATTCTTACTCTAACCCTGTCTTTTTACCGCTCAGTAAAAACACGCCGTTCTAATGCAAAAGGAGGGGGACAAATTATCCCCCTCCTTCGCGTCCGGTCACCGAAGTTTCCGGAGAAGAAACCTCGGACCCTGCACCGTCGCAAAGGACGGGAGAAGGGGACCCGAGGTGAACAAGAAAAAGAATAACCCCGCCCGAGGCCGCGTCAAATCGGCGTGTCGGGCGGGGAGTAATCTTTAAGCTAACCCCGATTTGATCGCCGAGAAGAAGTCTTCGTGCTCGGCTTTCTCCTCTTGGCCGGTGCCGACGATCGGATCAGCCGCTCCCCCACCCGCGCCGGGTTTGGCACTCTGGTATTTGGAGAGGGTCTTTTGGAGTTCGGTCGTCTTGGCAAAGAGATTCTGCACCAGACCGTAGAGGAATGGCGAAGCCGCCGCCCGCAGGGCCAGTTCCGCCCGTGCCGCGTCGTTGTCGGCCACCGCATTCCAATCCAGCCCCGTGGCGAATTGCTCGATCTCCCCGATCTTCTGGTTCCACGCATCGTCGCCTTGGCGGCGGCGGAAGAGCGGAGCCTTCTCGGAGACATCGCCCCAGAGCTTTTCCAAAGCCCCGCGGTATTGCTTGTTCCTCTGCTCGATGAACGCTTTCTGCTGTTCCTCGTGATGGGCTTGGATCTTCTCCAAGGCCAGCTTGGCATTGTGGCGCACCTTGTTGGCGATGCCCTCCACCTTCTGCCACTCTTCGGCCATCTCGTAAAAACGGAACCGATCGCGGTCGTTCATCCCGCTAGCCATATCGACCAAGAGTTCGGTCTGCTTCTCAGGATCGGCCTCGGCAAACGCCACGCGGGCATCCGTCTCGCGGAATTCATATTTCTTGGCGAAGGCTTCAAGCTGCTTGTTGATCCGTTCGCGGGGCACCGCGACCGCATCTTTGAACTCCTTGGTCGCTTCGACCCGCGCAATCTGCAACTCGCGCTCATACGCATCGACCGTCTCGCGGAGAGCTTTGACCTCGTCGGGGGCGACATCGGTCGATCGCTTCTCGACCTCGGCGAGCTTGGCTTCAAGTTCCTCCCGCTTGCGGCGCTCTTCCTTGAGGGCTTTGCGCTGCTCGGCCCAGGCGTTCTTCGCCTTGTCGGTCGCCGCGATGTCCGCGGGCGGTTCCTCGTCAGCCTCGGGCTTGGCCTCGGCCTTCTTCGGTCCGCCCAAGAGTTCGGCCAAAGCGTCGGCATCGGCCGTGGCCGGGGCTTCCTCCTTGGTCGGTTCGGCCGTCTGTTCGGCTTTCGGAGCTTCGGTTTTGGTCTCGGGAGCTTTCGCTTCCGCCTTCGGGGCCTCGGGCGCGGGAGCGGTGGGCTCTTGGCCGATGCTGTTGAATGCTTCCGACAGCGACCGGGCCGCGTCGAAAGTCATGGTGCCGCCAGTCTCGGATAGCTCCGGACTGACCGCTTTGTTTGTGGCGTCCGCCGCAGGTGCGGACTCGGGTTTACTCTGCGTTTGGTTCTCTGCCATAAATTACTCGTCGACCAAGTTCGGCATCAGATCCTTGGTCGTCGGCACGGCCTTGAGCGGGGTGGCCAAGGCTTCGAGCGAGCGCAGCGCATGGAAAAATCCTTCCCTCCGCGCATTCTGCATCGCGTTGAAAATCAAAAAGTCGACTTCGCCCGGCACGGGCATCTCGGCCGGTTCGCCCAAATCACGCAGCACTTCGAGGGCAGCTTGCACCGCAGGATGGCGCATCACTTCGGCCAACCCCGTTTGCAGAAGTTCGTTTTTCCGGAAGCTGTTCAGGTTGTGTTTCATAAAGTTGTTGTGGGGTTATTACAGCGTGGCTTGCATGTGCATCGCGTCCCGTCCCCAGAAGGCTCCGGCCGCGAGCCACCCTTCCCGCGCAAAAATTTCCATCACATCGAGCGGCATGTGCGCCCGTGTCGGCCAATGCGTATTGAGCCCGTTGCGGGGCGCATCAAAATCAATCGCCGCCGCCCGTGCGTGCAGACTCGGCAGACTGCCCCCGCGCATGTTGCGGTTGGCATAGACCCCGTAAAACTTGTTGATCCCCGCCTCACTGCGAGCCTCGTCGGTCTTGTAGCGTTTGCCGAGTTCCAGAAGAATCCGCTCCAGGCTCGGGGCCAGTTTTTCATGCACCGAGATCGATTTGACGGTGCTGGGTCCTTGGTAAAGGAACATCTTGTAGGGCACAAAGACTGGGGCCATCGGCACGCTGCCCGCCGGACCATAGAATTTGGTTAGGCTCGCTTGATCGACCTTCGGCCAAGGATGCGGCTTGGGCATCAGTGCTCGCAAATGCCGCTGGCACGCAGCAACCGACTTCGGTCCCCAGAACCCATCGGGCTCCGTGCCGACCGTTTCTTGAATGATCTTGATCTGGGTTTGGTTCACCGAGGCTTCACGACACGCTTGCCGTCGCCGGGCTCGACCGAGACCGTCACCCTCTTATTGAGGAAGTCATAGCCGAACCCGATCTTGGGAGTCACGCAGCCGGTCAAAAAGAAACCAGCCACCACCGCAAAAAATAACTTCATTTGCGGGAGAACTTGGCCAGAAAATCCGCCACCATACGCAGCGCCTTCTCCGGCTGGTCGCCAGGGATGAGTTCGAAGATGACAATGAGCGCGGCCAAAAGCCCGCTCACCGCACCGAGGATTTCCAGCCAGTTCAAGGAACTGACCACTTGGATGAGGTTGTTGATGTCCATATTTATGTTGTTATTACTATCGTTGCAAAATCGCTGCCCGCAACCCGTCCATCAAGAAAGCCGATAGCGCCCCGATCGCCGCCGCGATCCCGTAGATGGTGGACTTGGTATTTTCCAAATGCTTGAGCCGCTCGTCATGCTTCTCGAAAGACTTTCGAAACATCTCTTGGTGCTCCAAGATCAGATCGACCTTGGTCTCCAACCGCGCCAGTCTTTCACCATCCAAACTCATGGACAGTGAGCTTTCTTTCCGGCGGCGTGGATAGCCGTCGGGATCCAAGAGATTGAGCGGGTCGCTGACATTCATTGTTAATATGACGCGGGGTTATGAATCCCGCAAATCCTCCCAAGTCTGCACCAGCCCATCGCGCAGTTCGTCCGGCAGGCTCTCGCTGCTCACCACAAACGTCCGCGATCCCAAGGGCGCGGTGACGGACACGGCGGCGGTGATGACGGGGCGGTAGGCGGTCGCCACTTCGATCTCGTTGCCTTCCTCGTCGGTCTGCGTCTCGTAGGCCGTGGCCACTTGGCCCGAAGACTCCAGCACCACATCTGCCAGCGTTTCGCCGCTTGCAAGTTGAGCCGAGAGCCATGCGAGGAGGGACGCGGCGACTTCGCCCAATGCGCCTTCGAGCGGCACGTTCTCGGCGGCGGCGTAGCCTTGGCGGCCTACGTAGCGGGTTAGCGTTTGGTTGGCGAGGCGGAGGGTCATTGGATTAGAATTTCTGCGCGGTGGAAATCGGCATAAGACGTAGACGCGGCTCCTTCGGAATTTATAATGGACACAACCCAAGAGTCATAATTATTAAAAGCCTGCGTTGGCGATCCAGACGCAGATCCTGCTGTCGCGCCGTTAATGCTTAGTGTTACAGACCCCAGTCCGTTGCTGGTAGCGGTGAGCTCATTTACGACAAGGCCGTTGATTGTCCCGCAGTCAGTTTCTACGTCTAGAATTTTTGTCCATGAACCGCCGCTGGTATAAGCTGCGTTTCCCACACTGTTATTGAGGCTAAACGTATTGGAATCGACGACGGTGATCGACCACAGCCCGTTTGCTGCGGTGTTTCCGCCCAGCAAAGAAATATGCACCCTGTCGTTTGTGCTTAGACCGTGATTAGCACTCGTTATCACGATTGGAGTTGCGTTGGTTGCGCCAGTAACGTTGCCGCTGGAAGTGCTGGAATTAGCGGTTATCAAACTGACAGGTAATGCCGACGCACTAGCGCCGCCTTTTACTCTAAGGCCAAAACCATAGCCTCCTAGACCGGGCGTGGTAAAAGCGCCAAGGCGACCACCACAATAATATGTCATCATTGCGTTGGAACCGAGACTCAAAGATGTGAACCTCGCCCACAAAGATATAGTTTTATTAAAGGGAATCGCGTTGCTCGGCGCTGATCCGGCGGAAATGAATGTTCCCGCTAAAGCTGTTGTTGCATCGGTGTTCATGTTTAAGAGCAAGCCGATTTGATTTTGAAAGCGAGTGTTGCAATTTATCCTAATAGGACCGCCAGTTGTCCCACCCGAACCTTGAAAGTTAGCGTTTGCTCCCGCATAAGGTGAGTTTATTAGGTATCTATTGATATTTGCAGAGGCCGGAACCTCAATGTGGCTACTTCTAAATGGCCATGTGTATCGCGCATCCCCAAGATCGCGGGTTAGCAGACTGCTCCCACTCGCCGCCGTTTGATTCGGCGCGACGTTGTTCGTGCCGTTGAGCGTTTGGTTTTGCGTGAAGGTGTTCGCCTGCCCGATATGCGCGGCACTCGCGCCATCGGCGTAGGTGCCGATGGTCGTGCCTGCAACGATAGGCGCGGGATAATATGCGGAAAGATTAGCCATTGGTTAGTGCCTCAAAGTTTTGTAGAAGACCGTCGCGGAGTTCTTCTGGGAGGTTTTCGCTGGAGACTATAAATGTCCGTGAGCCAAGCGGGGCCACCACCGAGATCGCCGCCGAAAGCACAGCACGGTATTCGCTGGGAATCGCTTCGCTATCTTCGTCCTCTTCATACGCCGTGACCACGCTCCCTGCGGGTTCGATGACGACATCGGCCAGCGTTTCGCCCGATGCAAGTTGCAGGGAGAGCCAGCCGAGGAGGCTTTGCGCGACTGTTGCTAGGTCGCCTGTAAGCAGGACTTGCTCCGCTGCGGCGTAACCCTGGCGCGAGACGTAGCGGGTAAGGCTGTTGTTGGCGAGGCGGAGGGTCATGCTGGAAAGAAATTATATGTTTGTTTCACACGCTGAATTTCCGCGTAAATATTTGCCGCAGTGCCGCCAGCCGTCACCACTTGAAACGTTTGGTGTAATGACGAGCTTGTCAGAAAATTGTCACCGACAGTTGTGTTTATGAATGGTAACGCAGTAAATGTTTTAGGAGGCAGGACATTGGTGCCAATGCCTACAAAATACCCAATAATCTGGGTTCCCGTGTTAATAAACCAAACACGAAATTTGGCACTAGACTGATTTAAAGACCACGAACCTACGTGCGTTGTGGTTCCGTCGTTGTATAGTAGACGCATTCGGAATGCTGTATTTCCTGTTCCCGCTAAACTGCGGTCAGTTTCAATCCCAAATCCCTTTGCAGTCAGCGTTCCAAGCGTGCGATCAGTGTTTGCAGATAAACCGCCGACAATCAGCCGTGTAAAACAGTCGTCTCTTGCTGGTGATTGGATAATGGCAGTCAAGCCAAAGCCAGCACCACAAAACACACTGGAACTAGACTGCGTTGCCCCGCTGTAATTGTTTGACCAAACAGCATACGAATTTGCTGCTGGTGCGGCTCCGCCTGTGAAAGTTGATGTAAATCCTTGGTTGCTGGCGATTGAAAAAGCATTTAGTCCGCTATTTGCGCCATTTGAGTTTGCTAATGGAATGTCGTAGAAATCCGTTAGAATCGCATTATTTAAGAAATACCGCGCATCGCCCAACGCCCGAGTCATGAGGCTAGAATCGCTCGAGGCACTTTGGTTCGGCATGACGTTGTTCGTGCCGTTGAGCGTTTGGTTTTGCGTGAAGGTGTTCGCCGCGTCTTTGAGCGGCACGTTGGTGCTCAGGCGGGCGTCGGCGAGGGTGCCGGTGGTGAGGAGCGAGGCATCATTATTGGCCGTGGCGCTCTGCGCGACGATGCGCCAGCCCACGGAGCCACCGACCCAGACCAAGGTGAAGAGTGCGCGGTTCACGTTGGCGACGAGGTCTTCGGCCAAACTTTCGATCAAATTACCGTTGCGCCCAAGGGTGAGCGCGTTGCTGCCAAAGGTCGCAGCATGGTCGGCGATCTCGATGGTGTCGCCGCTCGCGGGACTTGCTGGCAGGGCAATCGTGAAAGCACCCGCCGTGGTGTCGGCGGCAATGCGGTCGCCAATCACAGCGGTGGCCGTGGCGGAAAGAACGCGGAACTCACTGGGGGCGACAATGACGTTGCGATCCGGCACCGTCAGCGTGCGCGTCTGGCCTGAAGATATAGAAGCCGCGGAAAACGCGATCTCCTTACTGGCGTCCGCGTCGTTGATGACACGAAAATTGGAGTCTCTGTATAAGTCACTGAACGTCCCGGCATATTTCCAATCGTCGAGGTTACCGTTGTTCAATTCTCGCACCCAGACCCCCGCGGGTTTGCGGGAGAGAAAATACAATCCACTGCCCTTGCGAACCAAATAGGCGGAATCGATCGGCGGGGTGCCGACCGTCACTGGCAAGTCGCCATGAAACTCCACCTCGCCGTCGATGTATTGATCGGGCGGAGCGTTGACGACATCAAGCGTGCCGGTAAAAGGATTGAACTTGAAAGGCATTAGCTTTTCTGGACGTTTGTGAGGTTATTACCGCTATAGCTAAAGTTGAGGGTCTGGAAGGCCGTGCCGTTCAACTTGTAGACCACTTGGGTGAGGTTTCCGTTGCCGTCGTAGGAAAGGTCAAGGTCGTCCCACTCCGGACTCGAAGCATTCATCAACGCATTGATCTTCTGCAACGATCGCTCGGTGTAGTCCTCCCGTAGCGGTTGGTTTCCTTCTGGATAATAAGCTGGCATGTTATTACTTAATACTCCGGTTCACGGATCGGGGCAACACGGCCAGGTTACTGGAGTGGTTGCTCATTCCGTTTTTATGATGCACGTCTTTTCCGTCTCCTTTGCGCACGCGACCAGCCCGTTCCATTTTCCGGCGGGCGGCGTTACGCTGCGCACGACGCTTCTTCTGCTCGGGGGACGAGTGGTAAATATACTCTTTTGCGTAATCACGTTGGGACATAATCAGGGCATCATCGGTTGGGCTGGACCGCCAATCTTCGCAGCGGTCTGGGCATCTTTGAGGGCAAGTTCCTGCATCGTCTTGGCTTGCTTGGTCTGCATATCGACTTGGTGTTTCTCGACCTGCATCTGCAACTTCGCCCTGCGTTCGGCCAAGTCGGCTTGGGCTTTGGGTGAAAGCATCTGGGCTTCGGCCAACTGACGCTCCATCTCGCCGATGCGGGCGCGTTCGGCCTCGATGGCCCGTGCTTGTTCGGCCTCTTGGGCTTTGGCCTGTTGCTCGGCGGCGGCTTGCAACTCGTCGGCGAGTCGCTGGGCCGAGGCGCTCAACTGCTGGAACCGCTGGCGCATGAGCGCCACCTGATCCTGCCGCGCCACGTCGGGAGCGAGTAACTGCAAGTGTTCGCCCAAGTGCGGCAGCATCATCTGGAATGCGGCAAGTGCGGCTTGCGGATCGGCCTGCCCCTGCGAGATGGCTTGCTCCATCGCATCGAGCGCGGTCAAGTGACGGCTGGCGTGAATAAAATGGTTCTCGCCGGAATTGACCGGCAACGTCGTGCCGGACGATAAATCGTTGTTTTCCAAAAGCGCGATCTTGTCGTCAATCGGCGTGCGCATGGTCGCCGTGGGCGAAGGCAGATACCGATCGACCACTTCCTGCCCGAATCTGGCCGCGATGCGGTCGCGCAAGAGATTGATCCGCCCCATCTCGTCGAGCGAACCGAAGATCGCCATCGTCTCGTCGATCGCCGCTTGGCGCATCCCCGGACTGCCGTAGCCGATCGCCCGCACGGGCTCGACGGTGGAAAAGCGGTGAATCGCCTCCTCCGGCACCCCGCGGGCCATGCAACGCTTTTTGAAATCGACCGCCTCGCGACCGCCGGGCTCGTTCGCCGCATAATCCCGCGCCGTGAGACGGCGGTAGGCTTCGCGCAAAAGACGCTTCCACGGATGGTAAAAAAGATTGATCGCCGCGGCCCCGAGCACCGCTTCCTGCTGCAACTGGGCACGGACTTCGTAAGCCGTGCGGGCTTGGCCGTCGGGCGTCATCGCACGCGACTGGTAGCCAACGGTGCGGTTCTGCATGTTCATCGTGAGGTCGTTGAGGACCGGGATGAGGTTCTGCTGGTAGTTCGGGATCGCCTTCTCGACGATCTTCAACCCTGGCGGAAACAGGGCATAAGGGCCGTAGTAGGAAAGCGTGAGATCTTCGAGGGCACGGGAACCGTTGTCGCCGGGCTGGACGATCAACGCGCTCGAAAGCAAAGCCCCATCGACCATTCCGCAGCGCAGACGATTGAGTAGCTGGATGTGCGGGTAGATCTTGTAGCCCAAACCGCGGATGCCGTGATACGTCCCGTTGCCAACACCGTAACAAAACGTGACAAAACAATTCGTCGGGGCCGCAAAACGGTTGGGGCGTTTGAAAAGAAAGTCTTCTTCCTTGGCGTTCTCATCCGAACCGATCGGGTCTTTCAAGAAAATCAAATGCGAGACCTTGCCGTCGAACTCGCGCACCCACATGTGCACGACATGCACCTTCTTGCCACGGCTGTTGCCGTAGAGAAGGTCGTTGTTTTTAAGCTCCACTTCGAGCTTCTCCCACTCGCCCGCCTCTTCAAAGGCGCTCTCGCGGCAAGCGCGGATAAGGGCCTGCTTCACCATCTTCACATTCCACCCGAGGTCTTTGGCCACGGCAGGGTCTTCGATAAATTTGTATAACTGGTGCGCCTGATACTCGCGGTCGACAGTGGCGACTTCGATCTCCCACTCGGAAGCGCGGGTGCCGCGGGGCAGACGGAACTCGGAGAGTCCAGCCACGCGCCAACGCCAATCGACTTCGTCTTCAAAATAAGTGATCCCCACCCCGTGACTGACGAATTGGTCGGTCAGCATTTGGTGATTGAACTCAAACTCCTGCCACTCTTTCAGCGTGCGGGTGAATTCCTCGGCCAAAATGCGCTCCCACTCGGCTTTCTGCTCGGGCGATCCGTAATTGATGGAAATACGGGCCAACACATCGACACTCGATGTGAGGTCATAATATCCGGCGAGAGCTTGCTCTTTGAGCGCGGCGGCTTCGCCGAAGTCGAGATTGGTGCGCTCACCCTGCCCCATCTCGGTCAAATCGGACTGGTTGAAGGGCGGTGCGCCGTTGAACATGGCATCGACCAAAGCGCGGTTTTTGCTGCTTCCTTGGTCGGAATCTTTGATCGCTTTGTAGATCGATCGTGCGGAGTTGACGTTATTGACGCGCAATTTGGGAGCACGTCCGTTTTCATCCAGTCCGGCGAGTTCGAGGGGGGCTAATTCAGAATTGGTCATTTTTGCAGGGCTTCCATTAGGGTGCCGTCTTTGCATCCGTGCACGACGGCGGCTTGCGGGGGCACGGGTCCGTAAACCGATTTGTCGTCGATCGGGTCGCAGTAGATGCGGCCGTCGGCGTCGATCTCGTAGTTCTTCGTCCGCCAGTTGTTGTGGATCAGTTTGGAGACCGCCGTGTTCGGGCGCATCTCGTGCCGGAGATACACGTCGAAGGGCTCGACATTCGGGCCGTCATCGATGCGGACATAGCTCCAAAGAAGCGAGCGGGTCGGGAAATCAGCCGGATACACACAAGTGCCGATGACGTGCTCGCCGTCGACTTTGACAAATTCGCCCGTCTGGCGATCGAGCATCCTGGTCACTTGCACCGCTCCGAGGAACGGTTTTTGGGCTTGATTATACTCGGTCTCGATGGCGTCGAGCCAATCCTCGCGGATCGGCGTGTTGTCGGCCTCAAACCAATACCAAGCGTCTTTGTTCCCGCTGTGTTGGAGGTGACGCACCGTCCGCGCCCAGAGATGGTTGGCGCTCTGCGGCCAGCCGAGTTCGCACTCGCTGTCGGGAACAAAAAGCTCGGCCGAGGCAAACAGCGGAGCCAGCCGCTCTTTGAGCGCCGCGGCCTCGTCTTTGGTCTGGAGCGTGCCCACAACCAGCAGCTTATGGCGGCTCAACCCGCCCAAAGCCGGCAAATGCTCCGCCAAAAGATTGGCGAGCTTCAGGTCGGCTTTCGAGACAGGTAGGACGAGGAGCATGGTTTATGCGGTTATTACTTTAGCACGGTCTCTAACAATTCCCAATTATCCGGCTGTCGATGCAGCCGCGGTGTGTAATAAATCTTTTTCCGCTCGCGGATCTCGTCAAACCGCCACAGCACAAATTTCTCCTCCTGCGGTAGCCAAGCCGCAAGAATGTCGAAGTCACCGGCACAGTAAGCCACCCGCGGCCCAAGACCTCGACTCGCCATCACTCCATAACTGTCTTTCTGTGGATTGTAAGTGGCTGTCTTGATCTGCACGCTGACGGGGGACGCCGGAGGTTTGAAAATAATCACATCAGCGGCGTGTGAGTGACCGAGCGGCACATAAACATCCCAGCCCTTTTTACCAGCCTCGGCATAGAAAAACATCTCCACGACTGCTCCTTTTTGACAGGCATTCATGTCGAAAGTAGTCGGCGGATTTTGCCGAAAATCTGCTCGGCACTGTTGCGGCGGACTAATGTCGGGATGCGTAGGACATTCTGCCGATCGACTTCTTGTGCCGCCTTCTCCTCGGAAATATACCGATCAACTTTTTGCAGATAGCGGGTCGCCTGTGTGTGGCTTTTGAAAGCGATCCGCTCTCCGGAGTTTTTGGAGATAATCTGCCAACCCCCAGAAGGCATCATGTGCCGATCGATGTCGGGAGGCGGATTAAACCCCGGGATGTCGAACTCGGGGATCTCACCGTCGTAGCAATAATACCCCTGCCTTCTCGGATACACGCAGTCCGGAGTCCACATGCACAACTCCTGGATAAACGGCACCCCGAGACCAATCGCCAGCGCCATCGGACTCGACTGGTTGCCGATAAAAAGATCTGCCCCCGCGATCAACTCTGCGAGTTCCAAGTAATCGCGGGTCTCCACATACTCAGCCTCAACCCCCGTCTCCCGACGCAACGCCTCGGCCTCATGCGGCAGTCCGACAAACAGCATCTTCGTGCCGAGGGCTTCGCCCAACAGATCCCACCGAAAATAGGGGTTTTGGTAGCGCGGGCTGCGGTGACACACCACGCGCCCTCGTGCCCGCGCCGAGGGGGAAACTGTCAGCCACGGCTCCGGCGAGGCTCCGGCTTTCACCCAATCGCTTTGCAGCGTCATCAGGTTCACCCCGTAAATCAGCCCGCCATTGCGGAACGTGGAAAAATCAATAAAACGATCGTTTGAATTATCTCCGTGCACAACCTTGCCGACGTAGTCTTGGGCCTCGAGGAGCGGACGCAATACCGCCGCCCGCTCAGGGGTCATCTTCGCCGTCCACGGCCGCGAGTTGAGATAAAGATCCCCACGCCCGAGTTCCCTCATCGAGGGCAGCGCGTAGAGGACATCCCCCAAGTCTCCAGAGTGAAAATAATTCACGACCAATCCGATGAATCACCAAACTCCGCGGCTTCCTTCTCGTCTTCTTTGAAGTAGGCATCCTCGCGAGAAAGGATCTCCGTCACCGCATCCACCGCCTGCAACCAATCCGGTGCCGTCAGCGAAATCATACGCAGCGGCGGCGCATCCTTGCGCAACTCCTCAACTGTGACGCGGTATGACATTGTTATGCTGTTATTATACCGCTCAAAATGACTGGAGCAAATGACCCGACCTCCGGGGATTGAATTTTGCCGACATCGTCTTCTTCCAACTGGTCATTCCTCCGCGGCTCCCGCTCCCACCCTCTTGGGGAGGACGCATCCCGAACCGCTCGCGCACGACATCGAGCATGACAAACGCGGCATCGGCCACGTCGGGGCTGCGGCCGATCCGGGCCTTCATGTCAGTCTTCGACTCGACAACCACCTTCATCGATCCGCTCTTGCGGGTGTCGTAATTCCGGCTGGTCATTTCTTGCGCCAAATCAGGGCCGATCCCGCGCAACTGACCGTTCTGCAAAAACTCCTTGGCCCCGAACCACAACTCGGTCACGCGGTTCACATACTTGTCTTGGGCCGCGGTCGCATCATAAGCCGAGAGCGATCGACCCGAGGGAGCCCCGCCGAAGTGAACGCGCAGGAATTCATTCGACCCGCAGACCGTGGCCAGCGCATCGCAAAAGGGCACACCGCCGCCCGTCACGTCGACCCCGATGTTGCGCCAAGGCACGCCCGCTTTGACCACGATGTCTTTGATCTTCTTGGCAATCTGGAAGGTGCGCGGCTCGGGATTGCTCGCTTCTTCATCAATGAAGTGGAACTCGTCGAAGCTCACTTGATCGACCCCGTCTTTGTTCTGCCCGAACGATCCCAGATAAACAACGCAGCGGTCGCCACCAGACACGAATGACGGGTCGATGCCGACCACCCGCTCGACGCGCCCGCGCCAGAACGGCTTCTGGTCGGCTTGGAACCGGATGATCTCGGCCTCGGAGTAAATCGCTTTGCTGACCGCTTGAGGGGGCCAGAACCCGCGGTAGTCACGCCAAAAGATCGGGTTGTCCGCACCAAGCCGCTCCCGGGCCTCGTCGATCTTTTCCCACTTCTGGATCGGCCATTTGTTTTCGCCGGCCAAGTAATTCGGGTTGCGCAACGCATCGAAATGCAGACACACCCCGCCGAACTTCGTCTCCCACTTATCATCATTGACCGTGATGCTCCCCCACCCGTTGACCGGCTCGGCAAAACGCCCGAAGGGATCGTAGTAGGAGACAGGGTTCGCCGCGGCACAGATGTGAAGCTCGGGGTTGTTCGACAAGTTGGACATTGCCGTGTCGAGAAAGGCATGACCCAACTCGCTCAACTCGTCGGCCGCGACAATCACCCGCGGGGCCTTCATACCCCGCATCTTGCCCGTCACCTCCGAAGTCTTCTTCGCCTCGGCCGGAATCAGATACACCCCCGCCTGCTCCATCCTCTCCCCATTGCGGATCACGTAGATCGCCGGAGTGGGCGTGTCCGCCAGCTTCCCTGGGGCCACGGGCTTGATGCACGGCCAATACCGCTGCACCGCCCCCCAGACCCGCTTCTTCGCGTCACGGATGCTCGTGCTCGTGACCAACGAGAGCGTGTGGAACGGGGCCGACAGCCAATTCAACAGCGCCCAGATCGCCATAAATTCCGACTTGCCCGACGAACCGCAGCCTGCGAAACCCACAAACTTCGAATGGCAGCACTCATACAGCATGTCCTCGGCCCAGGGGTGCCAGATGAAATTTTCCGTCTTTTTGTGGAAAAACATCTTCGCCGCATTCTTGAAATGCTCCTCGCGGGAAAGCATGTCCGGAGCACGTTCCTTCTGCCGGAACGAAAACAACTCAACCGCCCAGTCCGCCGTCTGCGGCGGAAAATAAATCCCATATCGAAGCTGCCAACCCGGCGGCGGCTCCGCTACTCGTGAAGCTAAAATCGGTGTCATCTTTGAAAAATTCCGTCCACAATTTTACACAACCAGTCACAACCCAATTTGATAGTTGGCAGTCTCATCATTTTCAACGAGTTACAAAAAGCGTGTTACGGGTTCGAATTGTTATGTTTATGGCGATATTTAATCGTCGTAAGTTTGTCGAATTACTCTGTTAAATCAAAAGTTACAACGATTCGTGTTTTTACGAAAAGTATTACCTTATGAAAAATATTGAACATTTTTACACAAAAATCAGTCACAAGAAAAACCATGAGTATTGAAATTTTAGAGCGAAAAAATGAAGGCGCTGTGGTGCGGCTCAACAGCTCGACGGTGCAAGTCACGAAAATCAAAAACGGGGCCTACCGGCAATTTCTGCTGCGCTGGAAAGTTGGGCGCAAATCGATGCGGCGGGTTTTTGCCAAAAGGCCGAGCGCGTTGGAAGAGGCCCGACGTATCGTCGGGGACTTGGCACGCGCCGAGGGCGAAAAGACGGCGGTTCATTCAGACGATATTATATTCCTTCGCGAGTGTTTGCGCAAAGCGGGTGGGAAAAGTCGACTGCTGGAAGCGGTCAATCTTTACGTGCAGACGCACCCCATCGGGGCCGGGCGAAAATCGGTGACGGATGTCACGGACGAGTTCATGGACTGGATGCGCGAGCGCCAAGAGGTGAAGAAGCTCTCGAAGGCATACATCAACGATTTGAACTCGCTGACGGGACAGATGCGTAACTGGATGGGGCACCGGGCGATGGCGGAGGTGACCCACAAAGACATGCAGGAGTTCATCTCCAAGGGCGCATGGTCTCCGTATACTTACCGAAACTTCGTGCGGGCTTGGCAAGCGGTGGAAAAATTTGCCAAGCGTTCGGGTTATCTCGGTAAAGACTTTGAGTCGATCACGACCGATCTTGCGTTGCCCCCGACCGACCGGCGGATTGTGCCGATCTTCAAGCCTTACGAGTTAGTCCATCTGCTGATCTTGGCGAAAAAAGACGAGATCCCTTACTTGGCGACCATGTGTTTTGCTGGTTCCCGCCGGGCTGAGTTCCAGCGGATGACCGCGGAACACCTCCGTTTCGACGAACACCACGCCGTTATCGACGAGACGATAGCCAAAACCGCGGCCCGTCGAACCTTGGACATTACCGACCAAGTGAAAGCCTGGCTGAGTGTGGCGGCACTGCCTGAGACTGGACGGCTGACATGTCATCGCCGGGTGGCGGCAATCAGCAGGGATGTTTCACGCCTCGGGATACTCGGGCTTGAATGGAAAAAGAACGTGCTGCGACATTCGTTCTGCTCTTACCACTACGCTAAATACCGCAACGCGAACGAAACCTCTTACTTGGCGGGGAATAGTCCGAAGACACTCCAAAGATATTATCGTGCGCTCGTAACCTCCGCGGAAGCAGATGAGTGGTTTAATATTACGCCGCAATACGTGAGGGACTACGCTACTGAAAATGGCTTGTCAGCGTTAATAAAATGGTGAACAACCGATGTATGAAACTGTCTAACAGTTAAGAAAGGAAACACACACACACCCATGAAAACCCAAACAACTGGTCGCCTAAGACCCGGAACCGAAAGAGTCAGCTATGTAGAGGATAAAAGCTCCTCCGCAGCTCTGCGCCTTCTGGCCGCAGCTAAAAGAACGAACGTCTCTGCCTTGATTCGCGAGGCTGTTGCTCAGTTTCTCAAGAAAGAGGATCCTGATAAAGACTTGGCCAGAGTGGCGAATCACCTCGGAGCGATTATGGCCGACTCGAAGGAAGCACGGGCGGCTGAGACGCTCGACGCGGAAACACAAAAAGCCATCGCGGAAATCTTCCGGAAACACCGCAAGAAGGTATAAAAAAGTTAATATAAACCCATCACCGCCAACCCTTTGTGTTTATTAATAAACACATACTCAGCAACACCTAATAACAATAAGCCCATACCATAACATGAACATTGCCCTACCTGAGAACCTCACCACCGAACTCCACGAAGCCGCTCATTACTGCTCGATCCCCCCAGACCGACTTATCACTTTATTTGTGGAGGACGGGTTGAAGTTGTATCGTGAGAGCTGTGACGAATTCCGAGGCACCCTTGACGGAGAAAATCAGTAATCTGCGCAACCCCAAGTTGATACGTAGTTTCGCCAGCGACCCCGAGCTTGAAGACCGCCTCAAAAAGGAGTCCGAAAGCTCGGGGCGTTCAATGAGTTCGGTGATCCGGCAGGCACTGCGTAAACACTTCGGCTTGTAATAACAGCATAAATATGACTTCCATGACTCTCGAATGCGAGTCGTTTACCGCGACCCCGCTCGAAAGCGGCAAGATGCGTCTGGTCATCAAAGCCGCCAAACCCAGCCAAAGCGCGACACTGACCCCGCAAGAAGCGGTCGAGAGGTTGAGCGAACTCTTTGGCAAGCCTGTCAAAAAACACTCGCTCACCTATTGGCGTAAACGCGGACTGCCCTACACCCAGGTCAGTGAGAAAAAATTCATCTACCACGCCGCCGAGATTAACCGCTGGGCCGAGGGGCTGATGCCCTCTTCATTGCTATGAACTCCCGGCAAAAAGGCAAACGGGTCGAGCGCCTCTGGCGCGATCAGCTTCGCGAGGCGGGGTTTCTCAAAGCATTCCGCGGGCAACAATACTGCGGAGCGGCCGGCAATGCGGATGTGGTTTGCCCTGAGTTGCCGACCGTGCACTTCGAAGTGAAGGGCGTGCAGAACTTGAACGTGTTAGCCGCGATGAAGCAAGCGATCGCCGACGCCGGAAATAAAACGCCGACTGTCGCCCACAAAAAGAACGGCGAGCCGTGGCTTGTGACCATGCTCGCCGATGATTGGCTGCGTCTGGTTCGCAGTTCCGACTGGGTTACCAGTCCGCCATCTCCCCAAGAAGCGCCCGAGTCGACGCCGACACCTCACGGCGACGTTCTCTATTCACACGGATTTGTTCCGTCACCCCGTCTAGTTGATTGCCCGACGAGTAGTAATAGCGATTGCCCTGTTTCTGAACATAAGTAATCCCGTTCGGTTTCGAGAGATCGACTACATAAAAAGACCCGTCGCCGGCCCAAGCGGTCCCGCCAAGCAGCCCCGCTACGATGAGTGAGTTAATAATTTTCATACGGTTAAATAGACATAAATGATAACCAAGGCGTTCAAACTTTTCCCCTACCAAGAGAAAGCCGTGGAACGGCACCTGAAGATCCTGGACTCGGTCGGAGCGTCACTCGACGGGACCGGGTGTGGTGGGGGCAAGACCATCATCGCCAGTGCTGTTGCTGCACGATATGCGCTAAAAGTGTGCGTTGTGTGTCCTAAAAGTGTCATTTTCAAATGGACAGAAACCCTGTCCAGCTTTGGGGTGAATCCTCTGTTCTGCTTGAACCCCGAAAAGTTACGGAACGGGAACACCCCGTGGCTCAAAAAGATACCCAAAGGAGGAAAGAAGATTGCCTTTGAGTGGCAGCTTCCCGAGCGGTGTCTTCTCATCTTCGATGAGGCGCACATGTTTGGGGCTTACAACTCCCAGAACGGGAAGATGCTGGAAGCCGCCGCGGGGGACCATACGGTCTTGATGCTCTCGGCCACGGCCGCGGAGTCGCCGCTCAAAATGAAGGCGATCGGGGTCAACCTCCGGCTCTTCACCTCCGGCTACTTCTGGAAATGGGTCCGTGAGATGGGGGCCGAAGAAGGGCGCTGGGGTGGCCTCGAATGGAATCCCCGCCGCCCAGAGAACAAAGAAAAGATGGAGCGGCTTCACCATTCGGTATTCGCGAACCGCGGATACCGGGTAAGCGAGGACGAGCTTCGCGAGGAGTTGCCGGAATTGATGCTTTCAGACGAGCCGCTTTGGCTCTCAGACAAAGACCGCACTAAAATAAAAGAACTCTATGAAGAAATGGCAGATCCCGAAGATCCGGGCGGCGTCAAAAACCTCCGGCAGCGGCAAGCGATCGAGCTTGTCAAAATCCCCTACCTCGTCGAGAGGGCCAAGGAGATCGTCGAGTCCGGAGGGTCGGCGGTCGTCTTCCTCAACTTTCACGAAAGCATCGACGCCGCACGGATTCACTTTGAGGGAGGCTGCGTCATCGACGGACGGGAAAGCGCGAAAGCCAGGGCGGAAACCCAACGCCGTTTCCAAGCCAACGAACTCCGGACGATCATCGTGCAAATCGCGGCCGGCGGACAAAGCATCGACCTACACGACACTATGGGAGAGTTCCCGCGAGTGGCACTTCTCTGTCCACAATTCTCTGGCCTCGTGGAAGAGCAGGCTCTTGGACGTGTGCGAAGGGTGGGTGCCAGGTCTCGGGCACTGGCTCTGCGGCTCTACGCGCCGCGCTCGGTCGAGGAAGGTGCGCTCAAACTAACGGCCGAAAAACGGGAAAATGTAGGGATCTTAAATTTTGGTGAAAAAAATTTGAACAATGGGGTGATCACCCCTGTCTCATCTTCCGTGACGTTAATAACCCCACAAATTGATGCGCAGCAGCACAGCGAACATTCGCCAAGCTCCCTTAAAGAAAAAGCCAAATGTCCAGGATTCCGCAACGACCAAACTCGCGATCAAACCGCCGCCAACCGAGGGACGCTCGGTCACCTCGCGGTGGAAAAAGAAAACCTCGACGTGATCCCGCCGGACGACCCGAAACTGCGCGAAGCGGCGGGTATGTGTCTGAAGTATCTCGCAGTGCTAAGAGCACCCCTCGTAAAAGCGCGGGAGCTTCGGGAGCAACGCTACACCATGCTCGACCAGTTCGGACACATCGACCACATCATCCTGCATGGGGAAAACAAGGCCGAGCTAGTCGACTACAAATTTGCTTTCGGGGAATACGTGGCGGATTCACCACAATTTTGGGCGTATGCCGTCGGCTTGTGGGACGCTCATCCTGAAGTCGAGCAACTCACCGTTCATGTTCTTCTCCCCTTCCGAGGGGTCATCGACCGCGAGACGTGGCACCGGGAAAGTGACTACGATCGTCTGTCTGCGCAAACTGCCGCCATCATCGCTGCGGCGAGGCGGGATGACCCCTCGGACTATTTGACCGGCGCACATTGCGCATGGTGCGCCAAACAAGCCAAGTGCCCGAAACTCTCGTCACTCGCACTGACGATTGCCTCAAACTACAAGGCCGACGAACTCGTCCTGCCCGAGCCCTACGATCCGGCCAACATCACCGACCCGCACGTAATGGCGTTCGCCAAGAAAGCTGCGCCGATTATGAAGTCATGGGCCGAGAAGGTGGATGCCGCGGCTCTTGATATGCGGCTCAACCAAGGGATTGAGATTCCTGGGTTCGAACTGGCCGAGCGCAATCTTCCTTTCAAGATCACCGACGCTCAAGCCGCTTGGGATGTGGTCAAAGACAAAATTACCCCCGAAGCCTTCGCCGCCTGTGCGGAGGTCAAGATCGGGGACTTGGAGAAAGCCATCGCCCGGACTGCCAAGCGCGGCGAGATGGCCAAAGCCAAGGAACAGCTTCGTGACGCGCTGGTTGATGCCAGCGCGGCCAAGTCCGAGGGGACTTATCACTACCTCAAAAAGACTAAATAGTAATAACAGCATAACAAATAATACGAATATGGGAAAAGTATCGTTCGACGAAATCGTGCCAACCTCCACCGAGGACAAGGCTATCGCAATCAAACCCGAGACGACGCTCACCGCGCCCATCATCGCCGACCCCGAAAAGGGCTTGGTCGGTGAATGGACCAGTGAGGACATCCGCCTCCCCCGCCTGAACTTGGTCAACAAGTCCGGCGACCTCTCCAACAACTTCACGCCCGGATGCTGGGTGATCCAGAAGGAACACCAAATCTCCAACGTCGCGAAAGACAACAAGGAGAAAGGTGAACCGATCTTGGTCATCGGCGCACGCATGATGAAGCAATACCAAGAGAACATTCCTTACGATGAGCGCGAGTCGACTCCGACCAGGGTGTTCAACACCGCAGCCGAAGTTCGCGCTGAGAACGGCTTCATCTCCCGCAAGCGCGGCCTCGGCAACTTCAGTGAGATCGCGCACATCGAGTTTTTTGTGCAGGAATCCGACGCGCTTTCCGAAGACGCCAAGGCTCTCTTCTTCTACACCTTCGGTGACAAGAAGTATGCCCGCGTCATCTACACGGCGAGCAGCACTTCGTTCTCCGCAGTCGCGGTCACGATGGCATCCGCCCTCCGCGGTCACCTCGCCAATACCGGCCTGATTGGCGGTTTTTGGCAACTCGGTTCGGTCCTAACCAAGGACACGAAGAACTCATGGTGGTCACCCACCCTTCGCACCGCGGGACTCGTTGAAGACTCCGTGCGCGAAGAGATCGCTGCCTTGATCTAACCCAATTTCCCCGGTGGGAGGCTTATTGCGGGTGTCGTGGGTCACCCGCCCGGCTATGGGCCGGCCTTTCTCCTCCTGCCGGGGACCCCTTTCAAAACTATGGATTCCAACACTGAAATTTTAACATACGACCCGGCGGCATTTGAACTGGACGCCGAGGGCTATATGGAAAAGACCGCCGAGGCTCTCGGCATCAAGACCGAGATGGGCCGCAAAGCCTTCCGGGCTTTCTGTGAGGCTTCTGTTCTCCTCGACACCAAGCAACGCGACTACGGCAGCGGAAACATCTCTGCCTTCGGCGAGAAGGGCATCGTCGTTCGCATGAACGACAAGATCGAACGGCTCAAAACACTCGTCTGGGGCGACAAGTCCCCTTCGCACGAAAAGGTCAGCGACACTTGGCTCGACATCGCCAACTACGGCGTGATCGGACTCCTTTGTCATAGGGGGGAGTGGAAATGACTCCCCTTATAGGAGTGCTCTTTTCGTGGCTCAGTTTGATCGCCTTCGGCGCTTGGCTCGCAATCAACGAGAACCATAAGCAATGAAAAAATACACCATCGTCATCGATGATGACATGCCGCTGGCGGAGAAACGTCCGGGGAAAAGCTCGAAATACATTCACCCGCTGACGTGGCTGCTCAAGAAAATGGCCGTCGGGGAGAGCTTGGCCTACCCCGTGGGAAACAAACTCCACATGAACCGTCTGCGCTCCTACGGCGCAAACATGGGCCGGAAGCTCGGCCGTAAGTTCGCCACACGGCAAGTGATGTGCGACCGCGGCAAATCCATCGCACTGCGATTCTGGAGAACAGCATGAGGGAGGTCTTATATGCCAACCGCCAAACAAAACCTCTCTTTCCTCAAGGCTTGTTTGCGAAAGCGTCCATTCGGGTCCAAGGAGGCGGCACTCCTGGATCGAGCGGAGGACTTCGACGCTTATCACTGCCCGTTCTGCAACAAGTGGCACCGGACTTCAAAGCGACATCTCAAAGCACGGCTGCGACAGAAGAAAATACAGGAGAAGGCTTACCGCAAAGCCCAGGCCCTACGCAAACGGGCTCTCATCAAACTATTCTATGAGCACTAACTTCACCATCGGCCGCGTCGACTTCGGCCCCCGCGACTCTTTCGTCACGCTGGGAAGCCTCATCGAGGCAATCTCAACCCAAGAGGAACTGGTCGAAGATCTCTGCATTTTCGCAGGGAACCTCCTGACCGAGAACCTCTGGCTGCAAGAACATCTGCCCGCGGAGATCTACGAGCTATGAATTTGCCGGAGGGGACAACCATAACAACAAACCCAGGGGTGGGAGTTGCGCTAAACAACTGTCCTCTCCGGCACCCCTCGGTCGCGATCGACTTCGAGTCCTACTACGACAAGGACATCTCGGTCACGACGATGGGCGCGTGGAAGTATGCCCGCGAGACCGACATCTACATGGTCGCGATGTATTTCGATGATGGGACTTGTTTCGTCGGTGAGCCGATCGATGCCCCTTGGCTCAAGTGCCATAAGCGCGATTGGATCATGCACAACGCAGCCTTCGATCTGACCCTCTATGAGGCACTCACCGAGAAGGGTTGGGTGACCCGCGTGGAGCCCCGTTACGTCTTCGATACCGCCGATCTCGCCGCCTACCTCGGCTATCCCCGATCTCTTAAAGAAGCAGCCAAACATCTCCTCGGGATCGAGATGAGCAAATCGACCCGAGACAACATGAAAGGACTCAAATGGAACAAACAATGACCCGGCTTTTCGAAGCCGCTTCAAACTGGAAAACACCCGAAAACTTCGGCCACGAAAACGACGGATACGTCACTTTCGAAGAAGACCCGAAAACACACAAGCGCAC